ACACCTCCTGTCTTTCCCACTTCACCTATTGCACCTCCCATGTTTCTAACACCGTCCATGGTGTATTGGTTACGACGATATTCTCTTCGCTGCTCAGATCCTCCGCCAAAGAGTCCTTTCTTATACTTGTCCAGGTCGAGAGACGACTCAGACTCCAAGACTTTAGGATCGTTTGCTCTATATTCGATTGTATATCCATCCTTACCTGCTTCGATCTTGTAAGAAGAGTAAGGACCACGAGGGATATTGATTGTTGGTGGCTCTTGGACAGGTGTCTCAGGTCTAAGCACATAACCCAGAAGTCCGATGTGCGATGCAGCAAACAGACCACCCAAGGCGATGGCAACTCCTTTATAAGATCGTGTCTTCTTAGGTGCTTCCATGGGTTTTTCCTCGGGGGTAGGTGGTGTTACAACGGGATCGGACTTCCAGGGTAGTTTCATGGCATAGGTAGAGCAGGACCAGTTACCTCAGGCACTTCGACCTCAGGCATAGCAGAGTCCAGGAGTCCAGGCAATGCGTCTTGCATACCTTGGACAACTAGATTCCTGAGCTCTAGTTGTGCTTGTGCTCTCCATGCTTCTTGATTCATGAGAACATAAGCACTGCCCCCGATCAGACTAAGAGAAGTCAGACCAGAGAGCAGAGCAACAACGTTAATTAACTTTTGCATTTTCCTCCTCCTTTCTTCCGATTGGCGGGGCTTTCTTTGGAGCACTACCATTTTTCGCGGGACTCAAACCGAAGGCAGCTAACGAGCCAGAAAAGACCGATGCAATGAAGGTTGGATCGAAATCTAAGATTTTCTGTCCGTTAGGAAGTCTAACGTAGGAGAATGTGAGCAGAGAAGCAGACCATATAAGGACAACAACTTTCACCAGATTACCAAGGACTTCACTTTTATCTTCATCATGGTCTTCCTTCTCTACAACTTTGGGTTTGTCTTCCGACATTGTAGAGTAGCAAGGCTCAGCTATTTATACCTCAGCAGGTGTTTTCTTCTTGCCGATATTATACTTAGACTCTAAAGTCCACTCCCCTTTGTCTTTGAATGACAACACTTTGATCTGATTGAGTGGTGCAAGATCTTCTGCTTCCTCAGCACGAGTGATCTCTACCAGTCCCCAGTCAGACAGGAGTTTAGCAATGCGGTTACGACGCTGCACATCATTTGTGGTGATGTTGGTGGGTTTGCCATCCAGAGCAAACAATTCTTTGAAATGCACAATGTAATACTTACCACGCTTGTGCAGGATATGACAAGACTGATACAGTTTACGCTCCTTGCGGGATGCAACACCAATGCGAGTGAGGGTTTCTCTCACTTTTAGGAAGTCATCAGGCTCTTTAAGCGTAACCTCAAGCATCATATCTTGTGACCAGGAGATCTCCTCAGTCATCTCTTTCCTCCAGTATTCAATTTAGATTTAATAACCTCAAGTTGCTCCCTAGTCAAGATTCGCATTGCTTGTTGAGCATTTTCAGTGTTGTAACCATAGTATTTTTTCACTAGGTCAAGGTCACTGTCTTTCGACTTCTTATCCCAAGGAGAAAATCTTTTGGATTTCCTAACACTATGTAGGTAAAATGAATATTGCAGATCATTATCGAGATGCTGAGCACCATTCATGGCGTTAGCATACATCAGAGTGTCGATATGTTGTGCTAGGCACTTGTTAATAACGAAAGCAGGATACTTCTTCATCGCTCTCTCGTCTTCAGTCAGATCTCCCTGCTTCAGGTTGATGCTGTTGAGATAATCCTTGAGGGGAATCTCATAATCCTTACTCAAAATAGTGCCTCCAGGGGTGTGGACTCAGTGAAATTGGTGACAAGCAACTCAGACTTGTGTCGGTTATCTGCTCTGTGCTTCATACCATAGGTGATACGAAACTCTTCTTGATTATAACCCTTGTAACCCTCTTTCAGGTCAATGTCATTGTTGTAAGTCACCATCCATTTGTTAGGAGACTTCTTACATTCAGCGATGAAGTCCTCATGATTAAAGGTCTTGTGCATCTCGGCGTTGGTGCCATAGAGATAACTGCCAATCTTGTATGGAGGATCAAGAAAGCAGAAGACACCATCACCATCAGGTTGCAGGACCTCAGTATAGTCCAGGTTTGTAATCTCCCAGTGCTGAATGATCTCTGAGATATTCTTCAAGTGCTTAGCACCACGAGTGGTGAAGTTTTGACGTGAAGCAGAGGCAGAGAAGGAAGAGTTTTCAGTCAACCCAGAGTAGCTACACTTATTAAGAATCCAAAAAAGGACAGCTTTGCGAAAAGGATCTGCCTTGGATATCTCTTCCTTAGCAGAGATGAATAACTCCTTAGCCTTCTCTTCCGTGCTGTGGTCTTCCTTGATCCCAACAAGGACATCAGAGAGTGCGTCACCATCCTCTTGGAGGGTGACCCAGAAGTTATACAGATACTCATACTTATCATTCACCCACACAGGGATTTCAGGATTCTTCTGAGAAAACAGAAGTGCTACAGACGCGCCACCGAGAAACGGCTCTCGGAATTCTTTGATACCACTGGGGAATTTCTCAATCAGCATAGGTGCTACACGAGACTTTCCACCAGGATACCGTAGAGGAGTTTTCAAATACTTCATAATGTAATATCTCTACTGGGGTATCATACCAGGGTCAGTGGGATTTAGCAAGCGGATATTGAGTTGAGGAATATCCCAAGGTCCCACGTTGATCCTACCCACAGGGAATGCATTGAAAGAGATCGTCCAGCGATCAAAGTTTTCCAACTGCCTTCCAGAATAATGCTTCAACCAAGACGGGAAGAGAATCAACTTACCTGGCTCTGCATCTACTCTCTCATTGATACCCTCAGGTTTATCCATGAGATCATGCTGAAAGACATCTAGTGTATCGGATGTCCTAGGGGTGCAAGGATCTTCAAAGTATGTAGGAGCGCCTTCTGTGAGGTAATAGACGGCACTCAGATAGGACATGGGGTGCCTGTGCAAAGGATGCCCAAACCCAGTCCCAGCAGGTGCATGATTAAACCAGCAGATAGGGATGTCTAGGTTATCACAATACAACTTGAAGTGATTACGATACTCAGCGAGGGCATCAGCAAAGAATGCAATCAGTCTCTGCACATGCTCATTCTGAAAGTTATGAAGATCAGGACGTGATGTGATCACACCCTCAGGAAAATTAGATTGCATTGCTGGATAGTCAACAAATGCATCTAACAACTTTGAATTCAATTCTTCGGGGTCAGGATGACGATACTCACGCAACCTCACAGGAAAGAGTTGCACTTCATTACCAGTAATGTTTATGTGTTCCATGCTCTACAAGATACCTCACCTCTACAATCATCTTCCCAATCTTTTACACCTAGGATGCCATCTGGGAAAGTATTAAACGATATAGTATATCTATCAGTGGCAGTGAAGTTGGGCTCTGAATAATGTATCAACCAACTGGGGAATAAAATCAAACCCCCAGACCCACCATGATAGTGGACTAACCTTTCATCAGCTCCACCATCCAAGTGCAGTTGATTCATATCACGCTGCTGTAAAGGATCGCAGAATGTTGTGGGAGGACCATCAGTTAGATACAGAATACCACTGATATATGACATAGGATGCCTATGTGGGTCATGATGGTGACCACTGCGAGCATCTGCTCTATTAGCCCAGGTCTTATTGATCAGCAGGCGGTCACACATCCACCCCTCATTCTCTTTTAGATCATCAACACACCCTTGCATCCACTTATGCAGTCTGTGAAAGTCTGGGTTATGTTGTATATCTTTTGTTGTGCCAACACCTGCTGGCTCATTGAATGCAAAAAACTCTAGTTTCCTAACCTTAGCTAGAGTATCAGCAATAAGCATATCAGATGCCTCAAACGTGAAGCACCTGACAGGAAACAACTTCTCTTCTCCGTATCTCATGAGTAATCATTCAAGTTAAGAGGTCCAATATCATTCCATCCATCAACTTTGACCTTCGCCATCGGTTGTCCCCAACCACCTTGGTTAACATCACCCATAGGGAAGGTGTTGAATGCCATAGTATATCTATCAAATTCACTATCATTCTCCACCGATGCATGAATTAACCAACTGGGGAAGATAAGCAGTCCACCAGGACCAGCATGATAAAACTTTCTCGACTCTTCTAGAGGAAATCCATCTAAGTAAAATGATGACCACTCACGTTGGAATAGAGGATCGAGGAATACTGTGGGAGGACCTTCTGTAAGGTAGAAGATGCCACTAACATAGGACATAGGATGCCGATGAGCATCGTGATGGTGTCCTGTATGAGCATCTGACCTGTTTGCCCACCCCTTATTGACTACGAGACGATCACAATTCCACCCAGAGTCTACATGGAGAGTGTCAACACACTGCTGAAACCATGCAAATATGGATTGAAACTCCTGATCTGTGTGGATATCATCCGTCGTACCCACACCAGCAGGGTCATTGTATGACTTAAACTGCAACGCTTTTACTTTCTCTAGCGTCTCTGCAGTCAGGTCTTCAGGTGCCTGAAACCTTTGACATTTTACTGGGAAAAATAATTCTGTCTCGTAATCTTGTCTCATTTCACATCGATATTCGCGATACCGCCATTGATAACTCCCTGAGGAAGGGAATTAAAGCTGATACTATATCTATCACCCTGAGAGATGGCAGTTTCATGGACAAACCATGAAGGGAAAATGATCAACTTTCCTGCAGATGCAGAGATAGTCTCGATTGGTTGAGCATTCTGATCAAAACCATCATCAAACTTAGGGAGTCTAAACAATTCAAACTGACCCATTGCTCTCTG